GCAATCGCGGCCCGCTTGATCAGGTTACGAAGAGACCTTGATGGCCTTCATGGCCTCGGACTTCATGACCTTGCCGCCGAAGCGCTTCCACGTTTCGATCGTGATGAAGCCGCTCGTCTTGAACGGGTTCAGCAGCATGTCCAGACCGAGACGATCGAGGATCGTGTAATAGGTCTCCATGTCGCCGAACGTGACAGGGAACGTGCCGGCGCCGCGATCGGGCATTTCCTCGACCAACGCAACCGAATAGCCGCGCAGCGAAGACGGCACGCCGACTTGCATCGACGGTTGCCAGATCGGATTGCCTTCGCTGTCCTTGATCAGCATGATTTCGCCGAGCGAAACGCGGTTCATGAAGTACCGGGCGCGGGCCAGATATTGCGTCTTCAGCGCCGTTCGGACATTGGTGAACACGTCGAACGCATCGCCTGCGACAGAGCCGGGCCCCCAGCCGGTGGCGTGGCCGGTTTTCACAAACCCAAGCTTGCCTGGCGTGACTTCAGTCGTGCCGGTTTGTTGCGCGAGTCCAGCGGCAGGCTTCAGGAAGCCTTCGCACTCTCCAACGCCTGTGCCGTTGACGGTTTCAGCGCCTTCGAGCACGCCGTAAGCTTCGCCGAGATCGGCGACAACTTCGGACATGAGATCGAAGAACACATCGGCCATAACCTGGCGCGAATAGACCGGCTCAGCATAAGCCTCATGCGCCGTGATCTGATTGGTCGCCCACTTCAGAGCATCGGTCGCGGTGCGCGTGGCGCTTTCGGTCGTGCGGCGGGCAGTCGCGCCGGAAACCTTCGTCGCCTTCTCGTAGGTGTTGCCGCCGGAGATCTTCACGACCTTGGCGAAAGCGCGCACGCCAGAGAACACGCGCGAGATGCGGTCGATTTCACGGTCGAAATTGTCGAGGATGACATAGCCGCCGAATGGGCCGCTTTCCGCGAGGCCCGTGTTGGCGCGAGTCAGGATCGAGCCGCGCGAACGCTCGGCTTGGCCGGGGTGCCAACCATTGACGGATTCCAGTTTGGAATGATCGCCAGTGCGCAGCCAGTGCGAGAATGCGGCGAGGCGCTCTTCGCTCTGTGCTTCCGGGGCGGCCGGCGCGCCGGGGCGCGCATAGCGGGCGAGGGCTTCTTCCATCGCCGCCATAGCTTGCGCCATCGGCGCGAGTTCGCCGCGCACGGCGTCGATGTCGGCGCGAGCTTGGCCTTCAAAGCTTTCTTGGCGCGAACGCAGTTCGCTCACGCCGCGATTGACTTGATCGACCAGCGCATTCGCTTCAGTGCGCGTTTCAGGAACCGGCACGGCCGGGGTGTTACGATTCAACAGCATGGGTAAAACCCAAGTCAGGAGAAGATGGCCGCGAGGCCTTTCAGCGTCGCGATAGACGGATCATCCTTGAGGCCAGCATCCCGCTGCGTTTCGGTGATCGTGGGCTTGACGCGGCTGGCGATACGCCGCGCGTCGGAACGCGAGCGCCCTGCGTCCCGCAGGGCAAGTTCGAGATCGCGTTCGGTGTTGATTTCGAGGCCCGATTGGCGAGCGTGGCGCATGAAATGCTCAAGCGCGCGCTCGTCCTCCAGATCGAGGCCGGCGAAAGAGTTTTCGATATGGCATTGCGTGTTCGCTGGGAACGTCACAACACTGACTTCGGCAAGGTGGGCGCGCAAGAAGATCAGCACGCCGTCGCGCCATTCGACCGCATCCCAATCCGGCATGAAGCCGACAGAAAGTCCGTTCAGTGCCGGTGTGGGCGCAGGCTCGATCAGATAATTGTAATCGCGGCCGAGTTCGGTGCGCAGCTCAAACCGGGCGGACATCCAAAGCCCCGCACCGCCCTCGGCGCGCGAGCGCGGCTCGATGTTCAGAATGCGGCCCGGAATTTGAGTCCAGTCGTGTTGCGCCAAGAGCGCCGGCATTGTGCCAGCGCGCTTGTGGTTGGCGATACTTTCATCGAAGGCGCCGGGCGCGATAATCGTGCCCCAGCTATCGAGCGAATCAGTTGAAGCCCAGCCGGCGAACTCCCCATCGGCCGCATTGTCAGCGCGGGCCTCGATAGAGAAGGGGGTCAAGAGCCGCGGCATGGCGCGGCTCGATTGTGCAGCGTGCGTGCGGATCATGCGCCTAACGCCTCGTCTTGAGAAACTTGTTCGTTTTTCGCATTGGTCGCGTCGGCGCTGTTGCCGGGGGCCAATTGCACGGGCGTCAGGAATTCATCGAGCCCGTCTTTTTCTTCGAGGCCCTCCAGCGCGCGCGCTTCATTGCGCGAAAGCCAGCCGGAATTGATGCCTGAATTGTAATACGATGCGCGCGACTTGGGATCGCCACGGCGTAGGCCGTAAACATCAAAGCTCGCCCAGGTGTTCGGCTCACTGGAACGCGGAACAAACATCTTTTCGACAAGCTGCGACCAGCGCAACGCCCATGGCGAAACCGTGTCGCTATCGTGCGCCAGGTTCATTTCGCTGGTCGAAGCGAATGTGCTGGCCTTGCTGGAATGGCCGATTTTCTGCGGGTAAACCCGCATCGCCCGGCAGCACTCTTCAACCTGAAAGGCGCGGGTTTCGAGGTGTTGCGCATCAACGCCGGACATCGACATCGACTCGAATTTCATGCCGCCCTCGAGGACGGCGACGCCGAATTCATTGGTCGCGTTTGGGCCGAATTCCTGTTTCCATTGCGTTGCAATGCGCGCGGCGGCTGGTTCGCTCAGGGCGGCCGCCTGCGGGCCGGTGGTCAGGATGCCAGAGAGCCGGACGCCGTTGCGGTGCAGGCTTGCGTGGCTGGACTCGGTGGCGAGCGAAATGCCGATTGCCTCACGCGCCATCTGAAACGGCGCGCTCGAATAAAGCGGATGCCAAGGCAGGCCACGCAGGCGCAGCATGTTCTCGCGGGGGATGATCTCGCTGCGGCCGTCTTTCCACGTCACGCGATATTGCACGCCCCAGCCGTTCACCCATTCCGGGGTGACGGCGCCGGTTGGAAACGGCAAAAGCTCCTTCGCGCGGCCGGAATTGATTCCGCGATTGATGAATGCATACCCGTCGCCGCCGAGCGCAGCGTGCGCCGTGACCATTTGCATGAATTCAAATTGCGTCATCCATTCGTTCGGCGTACGCAGGAGTGTTGTCAGCCAGTGATCCTCGTCTGCAATCCAGCGCGCGCCTTTAGCGCTACGCTTTTTGACAACGAAGGGGACTTGGCCGACATCCTCAGCGATGACGCGCGTACAAGCGAGAACGGCGGTCGCCTGCAGCGCATTGTCGATCGATACGTTTTGCCCAGACTTGGTTTGCTGAAACGCGAGCAGTCGTGAGGCGAGCCAAGAGGTATCCCCCGAATGACTCGCGTTTCTCTTTAGTAGGCGGCCGATGGCGCGCGAGAAGGGGTTCGCCGTTTTGCTTTTCGCCATCGGGCAAGCGCCCCTTACCGGAGAATAATCAAGCCGCGATGCTCGTACGGGCTTGGCGCATCGGCTTTCGCCGCAAGCGCGAGCGCCATGGCGTTCAGCGTGGCGGGAATGCCGTCGATGCGTTGTATCGAGCGCTGCTTGTCGGGCTTCATGTTTCCCGCCGGATCGGTGGCGGCGACGACATTCGACGCCATCCATGCCAGGATCGGGTTGCCGCCATGGCGAAACTGGCGCGCGTGAATCGCGCGATCGAGTTCAGCCATCGGCAGAGCGGTCGAGACAAAGCCTTGGCCGACGCCAACACATTCGATGTTGGTTTCGGTGAGATTGTTGATGATGCCGCCAGCCATGAAGCGGTCGAACCCGAGTTGGCGCGGCGAAAACTTCTTCCAGATCGCGCGGACTTCCGCCTCGATTACATTGAAATCGGTCACGTCGCCTGAGGTCAGCGTAAGCAGGCCATTGGCCGCCCAGACGTCATAAGGCACGCGGTCGCGCTTGACGCGTTCGCTGATGCCGGCTTCCGGCAGAAAGAAGCGGCAAACCACATGCCAGCACGGATCATCGCCGTGCGGCGGGAACACCAGAGGCAGCGCGGACAAGTCATGCTTCCAGGCGAGGTCGAGCCCGAGATAACAGGGGCGCCCGATCAGACTGTCTTCATGAAACGGCGACGCATTGGCCGGATCGTTCCAAACCGCGAGCGACCAAAGCTTGTCATGCGCTTCGGTCCAGATATTGAGATGCAGGCGTTTGAATGCGTTGAAAGCGCCAGGCTGCGCCAGCGCTTTTTCATACTTCTCGCGAAGGTATGCCTCCTTGATGGAGACGCCCATGTTCGGATTGGCTTTGCGCCACGTCGCAGGATCGGCCGGATCATCGGCTGGATCGGCGGCGAAGATGATCGGCAACAGGCTGCGGTCATCCTGCAGGCCGTCGCGCACTTTCAGCGCGTAATCCCATTCCTGCCAGCATAGGCTCTCAAGGTTGGCGCCGGCGGTCGTGATCGAAAAGCGCAGCGGCTCGCGGCGGGCGCCCATCGCCGTAATCAGCGTGTCGTGCAATTCCCGGTTCGGCCATTCGTGCAGCTCGTCCTCAATGAGGCCGTAAATATTGAGGCCGTGCTTGGTGCCAGCCTTCGCCGCAAGCGGCTTGAAGAACGACATCAGCGCCGGGCAATAGATCGAGCCCGCGAGCATTTCACATTCACGAGAGAGTTCTGGGCTTTGCCCAACCATGCGCCAGGCTTCGCGCCAGCACGATTCCGCTTGTTCTTTCGAAGCGGCGGCGGCGTACACTTCCGCGCCTGGTTCGCCGTCGCCAATCGCCAGCATATTGCCGATTCCGGCGGCGACCGTGGTTTTGCCGTTCTTGCGGCCGATGGCTTCGAAGATGTCGCGGTAAAGCCGCGTACCGTCTTCATAGCGGCGCCAGCCCCATGCATCCTCGATCATTTGCCGATGATTGGGATCGAGCGTGATGGTCTGCCCAGCCCATTCGCCCTTTGAGTGGCGGCTATGTCGTTCGAACCAACCGACCGCCCAATCGGCGCGCTTTTGCGAGAAAAACGCGCCGTCACTCGTCGGTGACGTCTTTGTAGCTCCCGACCGTTCCCGGCTGGGATAAAGACCCGGCGCTCTCGGGGAGTAGATCGATTTGATTGACATCGTCGCGCGGTGGCGTCTTTGGATCAGACGAAGTCATCATCGGGCCGCCGCCGGCGACGGCGGATAAGACGCGCTGGCGATCGACCGGCGTCATGCCGAAGCGTTCGGCGAAATTCAGGATCATGCGGCGTTCGCGATCGAGGACGGCATAAAGCGGATCGATGCGGCGCATCGTGCCGCCCGTGACCGTTTCCGCATCATAGGTATAGCCGCGCTTTTCGAGTTCATCGCGCGCGTTGGCGTAGCGGCCGAAACTTTCACACAAAACCATGAAAGCTGGCGCATCGGAGGCGCGCAAGATCTTCAGGTTGAGCAGCATCGGCGCGATGGCGAA